CCCACCCACCAGTTTACCGCCCACAATTTCCCCAATCCACCCAACTACCCGCTAATCTCCCCTATTGGCTATTTATTGACGGCTGACGTGACGCCGTACTCCTGCTGAGGATCAGATGCCAATACCTGTTTCTGGTTCCAGATAGAATCCTCCGGCATCTGGACGCGGACGTCTAATCGGGTGCCGGCTGGTAAATCACAGGGTTCATCATCCGTGTAATAAGCCGGCTCATCCACTGACTTCATGCGCCTGTTCTGTAATCGGGCAGGCATATGCGCGTTCTGTCTGTGTGTGACTTTGATTTCAATAGCCCCATCCGGCAGCACTTTATCATCAACATACACTAACTCATTGCCATTGACGTCACGGGGAACGCTGATACCGCCATGAACACCCCATGCACCGTCTGAGTTATAGCCAAGGATGCCGGATAGTTTGTAGTGACCGAGGCCGAGTCTGGTGACTGTCGCCCCTTCGGATTCGTCGTTAGTGGTAAAGGTGCCATCGGGGTAGATTTGGATGATGGGGGAGGCTTTCTTGAGATAACCGCTACCGTCAAAGGTCGTGTTTTTGGTCGTAATAAACTCAATTTTATCATCCCATTTGCCATAGCGTCTTCGCCTATAATACAGGGGGACGGAGCCTAAATCGCCACCAATAATGATATTGAATTCATCATCACTGAATAAAGATACTGCTATCTGTGTATACGAATCTGTCCATGAAACAGATGAATTGGCATTGCTGTTAAAAAATCCTATTGTTTTGATTTTGTTAAACCCAGATAAATATTCACTGGTTGCGGAAACATATGATTTCCATTTTGTCCACTGATTACCACTCCGATAACGACTAGCCAACCCTGTATCATCCACCTGAATTTGTGCGATCATTCCTGTGTTATCCATACCGCCACCACGAGTCATGGCCATAATGGGGGCGTATTCGTTCCAGAAGTTTTTTGCACTACTGCCCCCTCCTGCATACCAGCCAGCCTCAGCCAACGTATTTGCATCCGTAAAGGTCTTCGCTGTTGATGGCGTTGCGCCCACACCGAAATCCCCCACTTTCAACGTTCCCGCTAAACCCAGGTTTTTCACAAACTCCGGCTTATTCGGAATATCTGCCCCGTTCTGCTCCTTAACCAGTTTCCCTTCCACCGCCGTCTGCAATGCCCGGATGGAGTCCAGCGTGACTTTCTGCCCGTTCGGCATCTCCACTTCGACCTTGCCGCTTTCACTCATCCACCGGTCCATGTTTTGCAGGAACAAGATGATATAGGCGTTAATGGCGCATATATGCCGGACACCATCGGAAACCGTATCGGGAACGGTGGTTGAGATAACATAGTTTGCATTATCAAGGTTGACCGAGGGTGCAAAGGCCAGCACCAGTTCCGTGTCTGAATTCACCGACCGGATGACATTCTGAATCACCGTATTACCGGATTGAATGGAGATAATCTGGCCTGCGGCAATGCCGTTAATATTGGATTTCCATTGGGTGCCCGTTCCCCGGACAATAGCCGAGCCTGACACGATATTTGTTGTGCCGTCTGAGTAGATCATAATAATTTCCTGAAAATAGGATGCAAAAAAAACGCAGTTACGCGGTTCGGTTAATCGTAGAGCGTGCAATCAATATAAGGGCTGGTCAGGTTCCATGTTCGTTCACTGATAATCCAGTTCGTCTCACCGTCTGCCACGCGCGCCATTAGCCGGGTATTGTGTCCATCAAACGCAGTGGAAAATGAAGTTTCGTTATCCCGGGTTCGTGTATCATCGGGCGTATCATATTTGGACAGTATCCAACCCGTTTTCTGCATTAATATGCCTTTTTTCCCTTGCACCACAGTTTCTTTGCTGCTGTGGGAACTGAGTTCCCCTTCGATACTCAAAGGCCTTGTATCGCTGGTAATGACACATTTTCCTGCTTCGTCCCAGACAGCAATTCCCCAATCCGGGACAGGCTGGGGATAAACCAGAGTGAACAGATAAATCTCACACAAGATCGAAGTCTCAGTGCCACTCTCGCCCCGGGTTATCTCAATACCCCATTCCGAACCGCCCCCGAACATGACCCCATAAGGTGCATACCAGACATTGCTGGTGTGAGCACACATAAACGCCATGCAGGGTTGTTTCGTGCTGATACCCGTTTCTATCCGCTTCACGTATCTGTCAGTCCAGACCGATTCTTTTCTCACAAAAGAAAGGGGGGTCGTTTTGGGTGTCCACCACGGAACACCGTTACCCGTTGTTAAAAATGCACCCCAATCCATATATCACCTCACGCAGTGTAGTAAGCAATCAGCCATCCCTCAACGGCGTCGTCGTTGCCATCCGAAATGATGATTTGATTATCCTTTACCAAAAATTGACGTTTTTTATCTACCTGGTATCCCCGGTCAGTACAAAGAAAGACATAAGAAAGCCGCAATCCTTCATTCATCGGCTCCCGGGGGACAGTGAGCGCACCTGTCGTCTGCCCGCTCTCCAGCTTCATAAAGCCAGCATAAAGAAAGGGGCGAATGCCGGTATTACGCTGCCGCCCCTGTTCATCCCAGACCCCAAACCCGTAATCACTCATCGTCGAAATTGTCCTATATAGCCCATGGCCGCCCGAACCCGTCCGCTGGGGTCATAGCAGGCTATCGCCCCGTTTGCCCAACGCAATCCCGCCCGAACCCGCATGTCGTTAAATTCAAAAGCGCCGGTCGCCGCATTAATCAAAAAGCCCGCCTGATACTGCACGTAATTTTTAGATCTGATGGCATCAGACAGGATAGCCTCCCGCATTAAGGCCTGATCAATAAACGCCTGCCGAATAAAAAGCTGCCCGTTCTTAGCCGCCATAAAGGGTTCCATCTTGCCGCTGGCCGGATTGAACCAGACGAAGTTGTTAGCGTTAAAGCCGATATTGGTATGCACTTCGCCATTCTTCACCTCAGCCCCTATCACCATCCCGGCTTTATAGAGCTGGCCTTTGTACTTCACCCCGGCTTCAATCTCTTTGAGGGCATAGCCGTTACCGTCAATATCAAAGACCACTGTCGCCTTTGTCTTTACAGCCGCCGCATTCTCCCCGACATCGGCCTGCACCTTTTCCATCTTCTCCGCAAAGGCTTCCCGGTCGGTCACCTGCGTGGTTTTGACTTCCAGTATTTCGGCTCGCATATTGCCGTTTACTTGCAACTGTCGCTGAACAACTGCCCCTGTCAATGCGGCGTTCTCCATGATGGCTTCGGAGTTAAAGTCCATTTGGGACTGTAGATGCTGGCCTGCTTTGTTGGAAAGAAACTGTTCGCCAACAACCTCTAAAATATCCTTAGCATTGTCATTTGGCTGGCCTTCCGCTTCGACAAAATGAGACTTGCCAAATTCATTGATACTGCGAACATAAAACCAATATGGTGTACCCGCTTTCAATTGGCCCTTTATCCAAAATTTTGCAATGCCCAGAAAATCGGCTTTTGCTTCAATTTCATTGATATTAGAAATGCGGTTCTCGGAAAACCAGAATTCAAATTGAGTATCCAAAGTCTTTGGGGCGCTGATATGAGGAATGGCTTTCAACTCAAAAAATCCGGACTCAATATTGACAGTAGAAGGGGCGGCGGGAGTGCCAATTACCATCTGAACCTTAGACTCATCCCCCAGCATTCCGTTATCATCACGAGCACGGACGCCAACCATATAGATACCAGCATCCAGACCATTAAAATAATATTCCAGTTCCTTAGTATTGCCGCGAGATACCACTTTATTGTCACGATATACGGCCACATCAAAGGTGATATTTCGGTTTATTGTTGTGGTCGCCCACATAGCGCGAGCCTGCACCTGAGAACTGTCTTGAATATAAGCGACACTTAATCGCTCAATATTGGGAATACGAATAACATTTTGTGTGGCTGGACTCCCCTGAAAATCAACGCCGTTATCAACAATCGCTTCTTTCTGTGGCTCGTGTTGAATGCAGGTATAATTGTAGTTACCCGTCTTATTGTCTTCGGCAATGCTCATCACCCTGAATAGGCGAGTCACCAGCGACTTTTTAGATATGGAAAATACACCCCATTGCCGCAATCCGACAGGTTCTTCTTTCAGTGTAATCATATCCCCGCTGACGGATTCGATATCCACCCGGACGAACTTCCCTTCGCTGCCCATGTAGGAGAAATAGCCTGACTCGCCTTTCGAAAATTCGGCTGGCGCATCAAGTCGAACCTCTTTGCCTGAGAAGGAGAGAACACGTCCACCAATACGTGCCGCTGCGAAGCTGTTATCGGCAATTTCAACAATGTCACCAGGAATACAGTTAATTCCCTCCCGGCCTGTACTGAACGTGACCGAATCCGTTTCGAGTTTCTCAGTTTCAATGATCCATTTACCGACACGGTGAGCCTGTCCCCGGCTAGTACAGCCGAATGCTGTCACTTTCTTAATATTGATACCAAGACGAGCTGCCAACTCATCATCCTGAATCATTTCCCGCTCATCTTTCCAGCCGTTATCTGGGTTAGTCCAAGTCACCTCGATAGCCGTATGCCGGGCTTTCTTTGCTGCTGCACTGTAGTTAAATTTTCCTTCGGCCACGTTGGCATTGGTAAATGTCCAGACCGGATCGGATGGCCTGTCCTGAAAGCAGGTCAGTTGCAGCCCGTTCCAGACCTGCATGCCCCGAAAGACCGAAGCCAGATCATCCAGTACGTCCCGCGCCTTGCGTTGAGTAGCTATATACGCATTGCAGGTAAAACGCGGTTCAGTTCCTCCAAATCCATCAGGGACGGGCTGATCACAATATTGAGCAATGGCATACAGCGCGAATTTGTCACAGCCAAATGACCCCATCAATTTGCCAATGCCATAGCGTGTATTAGTCACCAAATCGTAGAATATCCACGCAGGGTTATTTGTGTATGCGGGTTTAAATCGCCCCGTCCAAACGCCGGAATAATGGCGGCTCTCAGGATCATAATTATCGGGAACCTGAACAATCATTCCTTTGATGTGGTAGGTTCGTTTGGGTGTATCTGCAAACAATGACCGATCAATACGCATACCGACCACGGCACTATTAGGGTAACTCATCAGAGTGTCGGTAATTTCGGTATAGCTGGCCCATACAGTACCGTTGCGGAGCTGGTCCGTTTTGCTGTCATCGGTTAAGCGGGAGACGCGGATTTGGAACGGTTTTTTCTGGGGTGCATTAATGGTGTGTGATTCAAGATATTGTCCGCTAATTTTACCGGGGCCTATCTGAACGGTCTTAACATGCTGCCAGCCAGAACCATCATTCACGTCAATAGCCAGTTGCACCGAACTATTGCTCTGATTACCTTTACTGTCTGTCTGAACCAGTTGACTAACGCCCAGAGTGAACCTGACGCGATCCACATCTTTATTTGAAACCATCCTGAGAATAGGAGTATCTTTTTTCACCTCAACACTAACAGGAATCTCGCTTTCAACAAATGGATAATCGCTTAATGGCTCTTGGGATTGAGTACCCGCCCGCCACTGTACAGTGACACCGTTAATATTGGGATTGCCATTTTTATCAACGACAGGAGTTCCATTAACCCTGAACCCATGTAGTCCACCCACAGGCCCTTCTATTTGCCCCTCACCAATCAAATCAACAACCCGTAAAAATTGTTTATTCTTTAGATTGTCATCGACTAATGTTGGTGTGCTGCCACCCCCGCCACCTTTACCCATTATTCTGTCTCCAAGCCTTGAGAAATAACATTAGAACCCACAACCATCTCACCGTATGCAATAGGAATCGGATAACCCTGTCCAATTCGGTTCTCCAGTGAGTTGAAATACTGGTTTCCATCCGTTTTGCTTGAACCCATTTCGGGGCCTTTAGGCATTTTGGTTAACATGGAGGCCAGCCCTGCACTGATCAGGGCAACACCCGCAATTGCTAAGCCTGTAGCAGCTGTAGCTGCTGCACCAGACGCACTTGCCCATGCAGCTAATGATCCCCCACCCGTATAGAATGCCGCCGCAACAGCTACCACGCCTAGAATAGCCATGCCAACGCCATTACCACCAGCACCGCCAACAACCGGAACGATAGTGATCGTATCGCCATCATTAAGGGGGTGATTCATACCAGCAGGAATACTTTTTTCTGTCATGTCACGCCCAGCAATGCGAACACGAATAAGGCCATCAGAAATCGCTTGCTGAAAGCCTTTCAACTGGTAGCACAAGCACCTGACGGCTTCCGCTGCATCACGAACCTCTAATTCGTAGCGACGGCCAAATCTTCTAAGATGGCCTCCAAGCTGTAGCTTGACCATTGTTTATGTCTCCATATTGAATGTGTGTACTTGAGCCAATAACCGTCATAGATATCGCGTTTGCTGATGCGATCTGGCCGATGGTGTAGAATTTGCTGATTGCCGAGATAAATAGCCCCGTGACAGGGCGTCTGGCTACCCAGACAAATCAAAATGATGTCGCCGGACTGAATGTCATCGACCTGTTCAAATCCCTGACTGAGACTATTATCGAGATACAGGTTTTGGCCTTTGTTCCACCATTCATCGTCACGTGGAATGTCCGCTAACTCGATGCCCGCGAGATGGTAGGCGTCACGAATTAGCGAATAGCAATCCTGTGTGCCATGTATGAACTCTCGACCCAATAAACGAGGAACAGGGCGGAATTTATGTACCCTATCACCGCAGGCCAACCACCACGGCAACCCGGTTTTGATTTGTTGTTCTCTGTCCCCTGCGCTCAATCGGGTTTTTCCATTTGGATGACTGTGCACAATGGCGTCAATATCCGCAAAGCACTCTGCGGTTATCCAGTCATCGGGATTAATCTCGAAGTAGTTCTCAGGATCTGGCGAAATATTGCGGCATGGGAAATAGCGGCCACCTGAAATCAAGCCGCACGATTCCCTCACCCCTTCCGCTTTCGCGTTCGCGTGGGCGATAATGTCTCGTTCAATCATGGTATTAACCTAATTTATTGGCACCCAAAAAACCGCCAAAAGGCAGGGATAGGGGGCGGGGAAAGCGGCAAATGCAGCCACTGTATTTCTTTGAACATCGATCTTTCAGCGGGTCAGTGGTTGGCTGATCCTTCTCGTCTGCCACTGGTGGGCCATCATAGCCACAATCAGCAGAACGGTATTGCCAACAACAGATATCCGCCTGAATCACTCTTGCCGGAATCAAGGCACCATCGGTTTCACTGGGTAACGCCAGCACATAGGTAACAAAATCAGCGTTTGA